AGCGCAGTCCTTACGAAAAAATTTATATTGTAAGATCTCTTGTTGCTACTCGTGAGATAGGTTTTCTTCCAGGAGATCACGAAGATAAATCATCCCTTTACCAGATTCCATATAAGAATATGGTAAAGTATATGTTCCAAATGCCAGACGATGCGTCATTTGAAATGCTCTATGGAAACCTTAAAACTCAAGGCACGATTAGTTTTTGGAGTACTTCTTTTATTCGGGGAACTACTCTGGATAATGCTATCATTATCGTAGATGAATTCCAGAATCTAAACTTCCACGAACTAGATTCTATTATCACTCGTGTAGGTGAGAATAGTAAGATTATGTTCTGTGGTGATGCCACTCAATCAGATCTTATCAAGACGAACGAAAAGAATGGAATCATTGACTTTATGAGAATTCTTCGTATTATGCCATCGTTTGATGTAATTGAATTTGGAGTAGAGGATATTGTTCGTTCAGGACTAGTCAAAGAATACATTATTGCTAAAACACAACTCAATCCATAATATGTCTTTTAATCATTGTAATTTTCTAGGTGACATTGAATTAGAAAAGAAAGAAGCAAACGGCATCCGCTTGTACCATCTACCAAATGGCGAGTGGGTGCCTTCTATCACTTCAGTCACATCATTTTATAATCGCCAAATCTTTATTGATTGGCGGAAGCGTGTTGGAATTGAGGAAGCAAATAGAATCACCAAAAAAGCAACAACAAGAGGAACAGACTTTCACGAAGTGTGTCAAGACTATCTTGAAAATAAGGAGGTAAATTGGAATAATTACCAACCCTTAACAAAGTTTATGTTTTATCACGCTAAAAATGAACTTGACAAGATAAATAATATTCATGCAATTGAAAGAACTTTATATTCCGAATACTTTGGATTAGCGGGAAGAGTAGATTGTATCGCAGAGTATGAGGGTGAACTCGCAGTAATTGACTTTAAAACATCAGAAAAAATTAAACCAGAAAAGTGGATTGAGAACTATTTCGTTCAAGAGATGTTTTATGCATCCGCATATTATGAAATGACTCAAATTCCTATTACTAAATTAATCACCATTATGGTAACTCCAGGTGGTGAGGTAAAGGTATTTGACAAAAGGAACAAGACCGATTATATTAAATTACTAGTTCGTTATATAAAAGAATTTGTCACCAATAGTTCAATTAGAAATGAAGAATGAATTAGAAGAAGTTCTAAAGTCAAAGTTTTTTTGCCCTTCTAGGTTTGCCCAAGAAGTTGAGAAAATAGTTCAAACAAATCCAGAGATGGGTTATATTGATGCTGTAATTTATTTCTGCGAAAGAAATAATATTGACGTTGAATCCGTGCCCAAGCTTCTTTCAAAACCATTGAAAGAAAAGATTAAGTGTGAAGCAATGGAATTAAACTTTCTGAAAAAGAGTTCTCGGGCAAAATTACTTTTTTAATCCATTTTTAGTCGGAAAATTTTCCCGGTAAAAAATAACTCCTATTACTTTTTAAATGATGCCCTTTGACGCTTATAAAGTATATCTTGCGATTAAAAATCACTTCACTAAAGACAGTTATGATTATCACAAATACTGTGGTAAAAGCAGAGCTACTTTAAAGACCTTTTACAATCGCAAAGATCGTTTTTGGTTTGAGAAAATCGCAAGAAATAAAACTGATGACGAGATAGAAAAGTTTTTTGTCGCCAATTTCGTTTCTTGTAGTGATCCTCAATCACTATGGATCGGAGAGATCATTAAAGAAGGTGAGGTAAAATATACGGAATGGCAACGTAAGATTCAATCTCTTTCTTACTTGTTTAAAGAAGAGGTTGGATCTATTTTTTCATCGAAAAATTTTGATGATATGTTTAAGGTCGATGGCAATAGACATCCAAAGATCCTTAAACTTCATTTAGAAGGCACAGTCTCCATAGAGACGATGTTAATTCTTGATAGGATTCTTGCATATAAGAAAGATTTTGATGTGAAATTGAAAGATCCTATCTGGGAGTTCACATCAATGAGGATGAAAAAATACTCACCCTTTCTAAATACAGATGTATTCCGATACAAAAAAATATTAAAGGAAGTAGTTGTAGGAGAAAAATGAGTTTCTTTGATTCAGACTTGGTTCGTTCGGAAATGGCAGAAATTTCCGAACTTCAGGAGGAAATTTATAAAAATGTTTTTAAATTTCCTTCTATGAGTAAAGAAGAAAAAGTTCATCATGTAGATGTTCTACAAAAACTTCTTGATAAGCAGATGGTTTTATATACTCGTTTAAGTTTGTCGGATGACCCCGAAGCAAAAACGATGAAAGAAAGAATTATGGAATCTGCTATAATGATGGGTATGCCACCAAACACTGATATGAATACAATTTTTGGTAGTATGTCCAAACTGCTTGATGCTATGAGGTCTCAGATTGACAAAGCAGGTTCCGACCTGTAGAATATCGGAGTACACAAAAGCCAAATCCAACTAAATCCGAGGTAACTTAATGTCCTTTTCAGATCTAAAAAAACAATCCAAACTTGGTTCTCTGACTCAAAAACTGGTAAAAGAAGTCGAGAAGATGAGTACAACTTCTGGTGGCGCTGATGAGCGTCTGTGGAAACCAGAAATGGATAAAACAGGAAACGGTTATGCTGTCATTCGTTTCCTTCCTGCCCCTGACGGAGAAGAACTTCCCTGGGCAAAACTTTACACTCATGCCTTCCAAGGTCCTGGTGGTTGGTATATTGAAAACTCACTAACCACTATTGGTCAGAAAGATCCCGTTTCCGAGCACAACCGCGAACTATGGAATAGTGGAAACGAGAAAGATAAGGAAACTGTCCGTAAGCAGAAGCGTAAACTGTCTTATTTCAGCAACATCTATGTTGTAAAGGATCCTGCCAATCCTCAGAACGAAGGTAAAGTCTTCCTATTCAAGTATGGTAAGAAGATCTTTGATAAGATTATGGAAGCAATGCAACCTGAATTTGAGGATGAAACTCCTATCAATCCCTTTGACTTCTGGCAAGGTGCTAACTTCAAACTGAAGTTGGTTAAGAAGGATGGTTACTGGAACTACGATAAGTCTGAGTTTGATCGTGTTGCCCCTCTTCTAGATGACGATGATGCTCTAGAAGCACTTTGGAAAAAGGAGTATTCTCTTGCCGCTGTAACTGCTCCAGATCAATTCAAATCCTATGAGGATCTTGAAAAGCGTCTGAAGTATGTTCTCGGACAAAAGGGTGCTGCTAAGAAGCAAGTAGAAGAAGAGGATGAGTATGAACGCTATACTCCACGAGAGACTGTAGAGTCTCGCATCCAAGAGGAACTAGAAGAGTCTTATGCTCGCAGCAAAGCAGCACCTCCAGTTCCAGATGCTATGAAGAAAGAACTTAACAACCTTTCTTCTAGTTCTGATGATGAAGATGAAGATGATGCACTATCTTACTTCCAGAAACTAGCAGATTTCTGATTCTTAGGAGGGGAAACCCTCCTTTTTTTATTGGAACAACCTAATATCATCAACTCTCTTCAAGAATGGACTAATATATTGAGAACCGCCCTCAGTATATGGTAAAACTTTTTCAATATCGTTGAATATGATATTTAAATATTGTGGTTTTAATAAGAATATTCCTCTTTTATCATTTTCAATTTTTGATTCATATTCATAGTTAGTAACTATTCTGAATATTTGACTGCCTTGTTTTACTATTTTTGCGCCAATTATGGGGTCGAAATATTCCAATTTGAATGATGGAAAATTTTGTATTGCGGTTGGATCTTCCGTATATCTTGGAGTAAAAACGATACCTTCTTTTAGTTGAATTACATCCCTAGAGTCTTTTACTTCAATAGTTTCAAAGTGATGAATTCCATTAAATATGATGTTATAAATTTGATCTAGATTATCGATACCAGATCCATATTTTTCGGCAAGATATTTATCAAAGGCAGTTTGTGATAGTGGCCATTCGGTTTGAATATTAAGTATATTGTTTGACAATAATACTACCCAATCGAGAATTTCGTCACCATAAAATTTAAATGCTACATTATCAGGTCTTTCATCACCAATGATTTGATATTTTGTGAAAAAGTTTATGTTTCCAAAAATATCATCTCTTAATTTAACTCTTTTGAAAAGATTTTTTGTCGTTATAAATTGATTGATATCTGTTGTAGAGTCACGATTTCTATTAATATAATCTATATTTGGAACTAACCTAAAGTAAGAAGACATAGTTTACCACCCCATACCTGTTTTACCTTGCTTATCATCATAATCTTGTGCGTACACTGGATCAATCTCACCAAATGTCATACTTAAATCGTATTGAGTCATAGAACCTCCGTTATAGGTCATATAGTTTCCATCTGGTGTATAATTAACAGAAAAATCACGAAGAGCTGCCACTTTTATTTTATTTAAGTATGGATGATCGTCTTTTTTGTTACCTTTATCAGTATAAATGTATTTAAGTTTAAAAACATTTGGAGCACCCAAGAATAAACCAGCCTTTGACAATGCTGGGGACATTCCTTTTTTGAATACTCTTATAATCTCCTTTATAACCTTCGCTTCTTCTGGTTCTCTTGGAGTTAGTTTAAAGTTAAATGTAAAACTTCTAAGAGTTGGACCATTAAAGAGAAGTTCTAAGTTGTTATTAATGGCACCACCAATAGAACGAGATAAGAGACCTGGTTGTCCTATCGCTTGTTGTGTAAAATAATTTGCAACAAGTTTTTGTATTTCGGGATTAGCGGATCCTAATAATTTACCAGCAATATCTGAAGTCTTATTAAAACCATAATCAGCAGCTTCACTGGCTCCTCCAACTTGAGCCGCAGTAATTGTTCCTAACGCAAGACTAGCAAATTGTGCGGTGATTGGATTTATTTCTCCTTGACCCCAATCAACAGAAATTGAATCAACAATACCAGATTGAATTGGAAGATAGATATTTCTTATCGGAGTATGTTTCCTATCTTCCATTCTTGTGACTGTTAAACTGCCAGGTTCAGATTGAAATCCTGACTTTTTATATGTCCGCATTTCTATGAAAAGATAATCACCTTGATAGGTATTTCTAAGTGGATATCTAAGGTCAGGGCCGCCCTCATCTGCGACACCTTCTCTTCCAATACTAGATTGAACTTCTTCTGGTGTTAATGGTGTTTCGGTTGTCGGTGCTGCTGCCGCTGCTGGTTGACCAGAAGTCTCCGGAGTTGCAGTGTTTCCAGAACCTCCAGCCGCCTTAGATAACTGTTGCTGTTGAGCTGCTGTTGGAGTACCAGTTCCATACGGATTTGATGATGTAATTTGCTGAGATCTTGCTTGACTTAATTGAGAATTTGGATCTGAAAGAAGTTTTTTTTCTTCTGCTGTTGCGTTTGCGGTAAAAGTTTTTACTAAATTATCGGATCCAGCATCTTTGTCAACATCATAGATTGGAACCGCATTATTTCCCTGAGCATCAACACGAGCAAAAGTAGTTCCTACGCTTCCATCAGGATTATCTTTGGTAACCGATTGATAATAGTTATTTCCTACTTTACTGATCCCACTTTTAACAGTTGCCATCAGAACTCTCCCGTGGAATATTGTTTTGTTGTTCTCGTTGCTCCAAACATTTTTTTAGATTTCTTGTCGGTTTCTTTCCAAACATCAACAACATTAACAGGCGATTCTTTTCCCCCTTTTATTGATACAAAGTTTTCAACGGGGAGAAATGCTGCAGTATTCCACTCTTCAGTAGCAATGTCTAAGTATAGACCTTGAACTTGTTTTATACTATATTTAGCAATGGATTCTTGGGGAAATAATATTCTATTCTTTCTC